GCAAAGATTGGTAGCTCTGGGAACTCTGCAAAGATTGGTAGCTCTGGGAACTCTGCACAGATTGGTAGCTCTGGATACTCTGCACAGATTGGTAGCTCTGGATACTCTGCACAGATTGGTAGCTCTGGGAACTCTGCAAAGATTGGTAGCTCTGGGGACTCTGCAAAGATTAAAAGCACAGGATACGACAGCATTATTTGTTGTGCAGGGGATGATAGTTGCGTAAGTGCTAAAAAAGGAAGTTGGATTACTCTTGCGGAATGGAAATATAGCTATGAGAAAGATAGATATGTTCCTAAGTGTGTAAAGACAGAGTATGTGGACGGAGAGAGAATCAAAGAAGATACGATGTACAAATTAATTGATGGAGAATTTACAGAAGTTTAGTAACTAAATAGCATCTTTTCTGGTTTGAGTCTCTGCCTAAGTAACTGTAAATAATGTTTTTTTGTATTTTCAGATTCTTCCATTTTTCATTTTTTATTAGGCAGAGACTCAAGCCAGAAAAGGCTTGTTGCACAGCAGGATTTTTATATACCACACGAACAATTAAATAAGAATCCTCGCAACGCATAAGCAACAAAACTCTTTAATTATTTGTTGTATAAGTCATGATTTCCCCTGCTATTAACGGCAGGGGAGAGAATGAAGAGTAAAGGAGTGGAGAAAATGGGAATTAAAAATCTAACAGAAGCAGAGGAAAAAGAAAGAATACTTAAATACATTTTTGGGGTAGAAAGTGAGGGAGAGGAATGAATTTTACAAAAGCGTTCGCAGTATTTATGCAAATTGATTCAAAGGAGTTTACGGAAGATGAAAAATATGAAGCAATACAGCAGGTATTAGACGCAGCGACAATAAACAGTATCACAAAAAAGCAGGCGTTAAATGCAGTGTCATGGCTGTTTAACAAGCAACAAAAATATAGATGGCACGACTTAAGAAAGAATCCAGATGATCTGCCAGAAGATAATAAACAAGTTTTAGTTTCTATAAAAGATGGGTGCATTCACAGAACATGGCATGACTCTCACGGATGGAGAAACCGTAACAGTAAAATTAGATATTATAGCGATAAAAGTGTTTTGGCATGGCGAGAGATTGAAGAATTTGATAAAGAAGAGGATGAATAAATGAGTACATATAAAATCGGAGAAATATTAGTATCAAAAAGAGAAACAGAACTTGAAACAAACTGGGGAAGAAAAGAGATAATTCCTAAAGGGAACAAAGTTATTATCACCGCTCATGGGCTAGGGCATCACATAAGAAATGGTATGAAACAGCCTTTGCAAAAGGATGATGTTGTAAAAGGTTATGACACAGAAGGGCTTGTAGAGTATTTGTTTACGTGTATACAAAGTCATCTTCCGATGGATGATATGATGTATGATTATGACTTAACAGAAGAGGATATCAAAGAAGTTATTGAAGAAGCATTGGATGAGATTTTCTAAAATTCAGTGGCTTGATTTTACACCGCAGAAATGATTTGGAAAGGAGAGAAAAATGCAAGTAGCAAGATGCAAATATTGTAATAGCTTGTTATTCAATGAAGATGTTGGAAGAGAGTATATACAAATAAATTCAGATATGAAAATACAAAGCAAATTCATTTGTCTTAAATGTGAAATGGAGTTAAGAAAAGAAGATTTCTTTGAGCCGTACAGAAGCATGATGAAGTAAAGGAGTGGGAACGTGATTACAAAGACACAATTCAAGGATGCAGTTAAAAAGGCAATCATTTGTACAATTATGAGCCATCCAGAAAGAATCAGCGATAATTGTATAAACGACGAAGAGGTAGCAGCAATCTTAGTAAGATTTTATGAAAAGATTTTTAGAAAAGTATATAGCGGCAAAGAGGAAACGAAAGAATGTATAGATATAAATGAGATAGATGAAATATACGTTATCGCATTTGATTGTCTGTACAAAGATGATGGAATAACACCAAATTATGTAATATATCAAGAAAATATGTTGTGTTTAACAAGCATAAATGCTTTATATGAAATTTTAAGAAGCAAAATCGAAGATGATTATTGCGAATTAGGAAGAGACATTGACGGCTTATTAAATATGTGGAATGACTAACAAGGTTAAATAAAGGAGTTTGTTATGCCAGACGAAGAACTAGAAAAACGCATCAAACTTGAACTTGCACTTATTCATCAGTGCGAAGAATCAGACATTATAATTTGCCACATTGAGGTATTAACAGATTGTTTTAAGTTTTATGTGATTTATAAAATGAAATATTCACTTTGTAGGTCAATTACATTAGATGGTTTAGATATTTGTAAAGGAGAAAGAATATGGACGTTATAAAACAAATAGATTACATGATCGCTTGCCTAGAGATGGCAAAAGAAGAAATCAACTATAAAAAGAGATATGAAATGAAAATAAAAATGAGAGAAGATAACGACTGGAACTGGTATGAGAGAAATAGGACACCAAGCAATACACTTATCAAAGAGAATCTTAGAAATGTTGGAAGAACAGGATTTAAGCTTGCAAAAGATTTAGAGGTGGGAGAATGACTAAAAATGAAACAATAACAATAAATGAAATAATAACACAGAGATTTCAAAGCCACTTATATAATTGCATAAAAGAGTCAAATATTCCTGCTATGCAATTAAGCGTAAGTTTCGACAGAGAAAAGGCATATATAAAAGACGAAAAAGCAGGACGTATCGTTGGAGAAGTTGATATGAAGATTACTATAGAACGATATGAACCTAAAAAAATGACAAGAAGTGAAGTGGAAAAAGCTATATTAGCTTACTGCCACCCTGTTAGCACACCATGCAAAGAACGCAAATGTTATAAAAAGTGTGTAAAAAGGATGCCGTTTGAATGGTTAAGTAACGAGGGATTACAAGAATACTATGAATTTTTGTATGGAATCAAAGTGGAGGTAAAGGAATGACAAGAGAACAGATGATAGATACGTTAGAAGATTATTGCAACAAAAATATATGTGACAGTTCATGTGAGTTTGTACATAATTGTAAAAGAAAAGATTTTTCAAGAATGTCAGAAGATGAATTGAAATCGTGTATAGAAAGGATTACTGAGACGATTCAAATTAACCAAGAAACACAAAATACGTGTGAGGTAGGAGAGAAAGTGGAGCAGGTAAAAGTTTTAAAAAAAGCAACAAAAATATATTATCCAGATGCAATGAAAGATGTGTTACCGCTTAAAGAGTTTGTGAAAAACATTACAGATAAAGGATATAAGGTTGAATTAACAAAAGATAATGTTGTCAGTGATACCGTAGTGAATATCTATAAAGAAGTGGAGATGAAAGAATGATATTAAAAATCTTACTTGTTATCATCGGCATTATCTTAGGACTGGTAGGCAGTGGCTTATGCCAGTCCGCTAAAGCAAGAGATACGATTACAATGACTTTAGAAGATTATGAACACATCGGTGCTGTATTTAACAGCCTGCCGATAAGAGAACGACATAAGAACTTAAAAAAGCAGGATGTGGTGTTATATAGATGCCCTAAGTGCGGTAACTACATAGCAGAATGGACAGAAGTTTGTGAATGTGGAAATAAATTAGACTGGGGAGAAAGTGAGGACTTGAATGTTAATAAGAATTAGCGAAACGCAGGTTATAAATATACAACAGGCTACAGGATTGCATATTGAAAAAAATTTAAATTGGTATGAAGTTCGGTGCACTATGATAGACAACGAATACGTTATTAAAAAATGCACATTGAAACGACATGCGTTAGAAACATTAGATAAGATACTTAGTCAGTATGACAGAGGACAAAGGGTTATCAAATTATAAAGGAATGATTACATGAAATGTGTTTGTATGGGATGCACAGAAGCAACTGGTAGAAGTTGGGATTGTCACACAAAATGTGACGGTTATAAAGAGTTCAAAGCCAGAAATGAGAAAGAAAAGAACGTTATCAAGAAAAAGAATCCTTATTACTGGTCAGAGGACAAGGAAAAGAAGATAAAAAGAAATGCTTTAAACAGGAACAGGAGGGGAAGAAAGTGATTAGTACAGCTAAAGCAATAAAGAAAACCAGAGAAGCACAAGGAATGACACAAAAAGAACTTGCTGAAAGATGCGGTTATACAGTCACTGATATTAAAGCATATGAACTTGGGGAAAAAGAACCAAAACACATTAATCTTATGACTATAGCAGGAGCATTGGGCGTTACGATGTATGAGATGTTTGAAAGAATGGAAGAGATTGAAGAACCAGAGAATCTAAATCTTGATGTTATCAGAAACGCACTAAGTGCCCGTAAAGATATTGTAGAAACACCATTGGACAAAATAACAGTGATGGCATTTGAAGAGCTTATACAGTACAAAGAAACAGAATTAACACCCAATCAAATCAATGGGATGAAAAAAAGACAAGAAAAAATTGATCTCATGGCAATTGAATATGATAATATTTGCGAGAAATATGACAAACTATACGGAAAGGAGCAAATGTGATGTATCAGCAAGAAAAAGAAACACGATTAGATATTGATGATGTCAGAAACGCACTAGAAGCTTATGAAGCTAATATTGTAACACCGTTGGACCGTGTTATAGTGAAAGCATTAAAAGAGCTTATAGAGTACAAAGATATAGGACTAATACCGCAGGCAATAAAAGATATGGATAAGATGTATTTAGAAAAGTGCCAACAGGTTAACAGGCTAACGTGTACCTGCGAAATGTACGAAAGGATGGCTAAAAAGTGAGCAATATATTATTTATAGTGATGTATGGTATTGCAGAAACATCACTGGTACTATGTGGAGCAACAACGGCTATATATTTATTAATTTTTTGTGTTTATCTGGTAGTAAATCGTACATTACAGGAATTTAAAAATGATAAAAATACACAAAAAGTTTTAAAAATTGCAATGTTATCATCTTATGTATGTGTGTTATCAACTGTATTTTGTGCGATAATTGCAGGATTTAAAGGAGTTTAAAATGAATAAACAGTAACTTTAGAAGTTTGGGCACGATCATTTGGTTAGGTCGTGCTTTTTTCATATCAATGATAATAAAGATGGCAATTATTTGCCATCCGTCTTTGGTTTTTTATTGAATTTTTCCCATCTTTCTGGATATACTTCTTGAAACCATTCAAGAAAATCTCCAAAGAGAGCATCTTCGGCTTCTTTTCTTACTGCGGCTGCATCTTCTATATTATGATATCTTCCTAAATGGTATGTTTTGCCTTTAAATACTATTGTAGCAGCCCATTTTCGCCGATTTTTGTCCCAACTAACACCACGAACTCCAGATGTGTTATTCCGTAACATTTTTCTAGGCTTGATTGATATAATGGATGTATTTTCTATATATCCTTGTTCACATGTTTCCGCAGCCTTTTTGAGGTTTTCTCTGGCACTTCTTTGATGTGAGCAACCACAAGACATTTGTTTGTAAAACAGTCCGGCAGGAACTAAGTAGTGCTTTCCACAAGAACATTCACACTCCCATTTATACCGATTTCCAACTCTTATTTGCTTAATTGCTTTACAACCATAATCGTTAATTTTACCAGCGAGGTCAAATGGTTTATAGTAATTAGCTTCGGCAAAACATCCGCAAGATTGAGTTCGACCAGATGTTAGAGCATCGTATCTTACAGTTTTTGTATTTCCACATTCACATTTGCAAATGGCATAAACTCTTCCTTTTTTTCTATAAGCATCTATGATAGTTAATTTTCCCCACTTTTCTCCATTAAATTCATTTGTATATTGTGGTGCGTTTTTGCATTCTTCGGAGCAATATTTTGCACTTGGTGCCCCATCAAAAGTCTTTCCACAGACAACGCATTCTCTTAAAGCCATAAATAAACACCTCTTTCTGTAATGAATTATACATATTATATTACTAATGTACAAGAAAATTTCAGCGAAGGACCAGAACTTTTCTGGTCCTTAATGTTATCTATATGAAAAGTTGTGATCTAAAATTTCTATGTTGTAGTTTCCGGTTGTACCGCTTACCTGCTGATGCGTGATGATGTAGTTAGCTGTGATACCTGCGGTAATGATTGCTGTTAAGATGATAGATAATAATATTTTTTTCATGATACATTCTCCTATGCGTTTAAATATAATTTTTTTAATGATTCATTATCTGGATAATCAAGATCAAGCCATTTGTCAAAAGCTTCTGGATTTCTCTTTTCCAGTTCATCCATAATCCAACCACGGACCATTCAAGAGTAATTGGTATATCTTCAGTCATGTCAAATTCCTTTATAAGCTGTTCGGTTGATAATCTGCTTAGCATTGTTCTTGCGTTCTTTTCTGCGTTCTTAGTCATATTTTCCAACTTTCTACCCTCGTAACCTCCGGGGTGGGTGGTGTATGTTATGCATTGATAAGTTGCTCCCAGTTAGGGTGTTCCTTATCGAATTTTTCTAGCTCTTTTTCTCTTTCACCATAGGCTTCGAGTTCTAAAGCTTCGATTTCTTCCAAGCTAAAACCAAGCTTAGAAAGATTATCAGCTAGTTCATCACAAAGTAAAGAAGCTTCTAAATCTTGACGGTAAATGAAAATTTTTACCGCATTTTTATAACCTCGGATTGCTGAATTTTTAGCAACCTCTTCTTTAAATTTTTTGTCGATTTTTCTACCTCTGTAATAATCCATGATTTTCAACCTCCTAAATTCTTTCTAAAATTTTCTTACAAGCTTCTACATATCCGTCTGGAAGTGTTTCGGTGTTCATCTTCCCACCGCTTACTCTCCAGTCGAGATATTTTTTTACTTCTTCTTTTTCTTCTTTCAGTTCGAAAATGAACTCTTCATAAGAAACGAAGTCCTCATTTTCAACTAACTTTTCGATTTCTTTTCTTAATTCTTTCATTTTATTATCTCCTTTTCTTGATTGCTTTGTTCTCTTAACTTACTTTTATTATATCACTTTAAAAAGTTATGTCAATAGAAAATGTCACTTTTTATGATAATATTTCTCTTGACGTGAAAAGGGTACATAATATATAATGTAGTAAATAGGAGGTAATGAAAAATGTTAAAATACAAAATTGATGTATATGATGCACTGAAAAGAAAAGGGTTTACTACATATAAGGCTAAAACTACTAATTTACTTAGTCAAAACACGTTAAACAAGATAAAAAACGAGGATACAGCTATAACGCTAAAGGCTTTAAATGCTGTATGTAACATCTTAGAAATGCAACCGGGTCAGATATTGAAATATGTAAGAGATGAAGAGGACGAAAAAAAATTAAAAGAATTATAAATATCACTTTACAAAGGGATAAAGATATGGTAAGATAAAGACAGTTAAAGAAGATAAGCAAAGAAAAGGAGATTGAAGTCATGAAAAATATTTATTTAACAAAAGTACAGGAATTAAATTTAAAATACGCAGGTTTAGACTTGGGAGACGAGACAGAAAAGAAACTTGAAATCATTATGGAAGACAACCATACAAAGAAAGAAGCTGTTGACTATTTATGCAATGGATCAGTAGTGTACGAGAAAGAAGAGTTTGAAAAATTCTTTGATCAGTATATGAATGAATGGGATGTTGAGGAAGAAGACAGGGAAGAATATAAAAAAATGATTGAAAGCAACAAACCCGCTTTTGACTGGGGAGTTGTAGAATGTGATGGTGTAACATACTTTATTGATTATGTAGCATAAGGAGGGAGCAGCTATGAAAAAATTAAACGCAGAAGAAATCAAAAAAGAATTATTAAACGAGGAAATGGGTTTCGCAGATTTTGACAACTTCATGATGGAGTCTGGATATTACAGCGTATTTGATGATGGAGTAACAGCAGACATCAAGCAGGACGGAAATGTAGTGTATACAGCTACAGACTCTAACGAGTGCGAAGTGCAGATTTTCTTCGAGATCACAACAGATAATGGAGAGGACGAAGCCGAAGAAGCTTTCTACTTAAAAGTGAAAGATGTGCAGAAGTTCTAATATGAGAACAAAAATGGTTAGAAATGCACTACAAGAATAAAGATAAATAATTTGGCAGGAAAGAAATGTTCGGAAAATTTCTGGAAGAGCATAAAGAGTATGTAAAGGAGTGTTGAAAAATGAAAAATCAATTTAAAATTTATGCAAATTATGGAGTGCTTGGAAGAGAGAAAAGAGTTGTGTACTCGTACGGTGTGCCAATGACAGAAGCAAACGATGAACTTATTGTCGAACTGCCAGAAAACGATAGTTTTAAGTTTTATGAAAACAGTTTTGGAGATTTAATGGTAGAGACAGCATGGGGACATTGCTACGGAGTAAACGATGTCTTACAAGGAAAAAAGAATCCCTGCTTTTATGCACTAGATCGTGATGCAAAGGGGCACAGAGTAAATCTAAATATTGTAGAAGAATAAAAAGAGTGTTAACAAAGACACTTTCCACCATGGTATAATTATCTTAGATAATAACCATAGTCGGGAGGTGCCTTTTTTGATTAATAACAAACTAAAGAATTGCTGTAACGATTGCGTGTACTGCGAGATCGTGACAGAGACAAAGAGAAGAGCTATCCCAGAGGATAAGACGGAAGTGGTACTTGTAAATATAAAGTGTAGTCATATGTGTGTATGCAGTAAGTACAAGAAAGAGGTGCAGGATGGAAGATAAAAGCCTGTGCTGTGCAGAATGTATGTATCTACTAGGAAGTGATACAAAGAACTACTATACGTGTGACGTAGGCAAGTATGACAGAATAGACAACGCATATCTATGCACCTGTGACAAATATAAAAGCAGGAATCCAAGCACAAAAGAATATAAGAGATAAATAACAGATCGTTAGAGGTGGCAAATTTCGTTGCAACCACGCACCCTATAGGTTAAAAGAGATGCAACGCTTGCCTAACGGTCTGTTTAAATATATATAAACCAAGAAAGGATGTGAGAAAATGAATCTAAATAGAATTATGCGAAAATTACAAAGAGCAATAGTATCAAACGGATTTGTAATAAGCCTAGACACAACACAATTCTATTCAGAGGACCAGAAACGAATGATAACAATGTACATCCTGTCTATAAAAGCATATGAGAATACAAGAAAAGGTTGGAAAGACACACGGTATGAGATACTAAGAACTGCTTCACAAGTGGACATAATTAAATGCCTGTCTGACATATGGGCAAGTATACGAGAAAGGAATGGGCAAATAAATGCGGAATGAACTTACACAGAAGCAAAGAACATTTGCTCATGCATGGATTAAAAACGGTGGGAATGATTATCAAGCAGCTATCGAAGCGGGATACTCTCCCGCAACAGCAAAGAATGCAAAAAAGAACATTATTGAAAAACATGGAGTAAAAGAATATATAGCAGAACTACAAGCCAAAACAGACAAAGAAAATGGCTATGATATTATGAGCCTTGCAGACATACAGCGGAGACGGTCAATGATCGCCACTGGTGCGTTGCAAGATTCTTTTGGATTCACCCCAGACTTTCCAGATCAGCTAAAAGCAATGAACGACTTAGAAAAGGCTTTAACGGTGCAGGCAAAGGAAGAGGAAGAGAAGAAAGCGAGAGAAGAAGCATTAAAGAATAAGACATATCACATGGACCTTGATATAATCCCCGATGTGTTTCACCCGATGATTCGAGATGTACGAAACCATAGGCATACAGAATATGTATTGCCGGGGGGACGTGGTTCTGGTAAATCCTCAACAATCCCCAACATCATTACAGAGTTAATGAGAAACAACCATGACATCCATTGCCTTGTTGTGAGAAAAGTATATAACACTGTAAAGGATTCTGTATTTGCTAAAACCAAATGGGCAATAACAAAACAGGAGTTCTCGGAAAAAGATTATAAATATACAAGCTCGCCTTATGAAATTACGATGAGAGACACAGGACAAAAGATATTCTTTCGTGGTGCTGACGATAAAGAAAAAATAAAGTCGATAGCACCAGATTTTGGATACATAGCGATTGTGTGGTTTGAGGAATTAGACCAGTTCGCAGGACCAGAAGAGATACGAAATATAGAGCAGTCCGCTATTCGTGGTGGAGATTTAGCATGGATATTTAAGAGCTTTAACCCGCCCAAGAGTGCTAACAACTGGGCAAATCAGTATTTGCAAGAGCCAAATGAAAACAGGCTCATTACAAGAAGTACATATCTGGACGTGCCGAAAGAGTGGCTAGGACAGCCGTTTATTGACGAAGCGGAACACCTAAAAGAAATTAGACCAGAGGCATACGAGCATGAATACATGGGCATTGCTAACGGTAACGGTGGGGCAGTGTTCGAGTATGTAGAAGTAAGAGAAATTACAGACAAAGAAATATCACAGATGGACCGCATATATCAAGGCGTTGACTGGGGATGGTATCCAGATAAGTACGCATTTACGAGGACATACTACGATGCGGCAAGGGAAACGATCTATTTAATAGACGAGCATTGCGTAAATAAGCGATCGAATGAGCAGACAGCCGACTGGATAAAGAAAAAAGGCTATAACGATTATGCAATCATTTGTGATAGTGCAGAGCCTAAATCTGTAGAGGACTATAGAAACTTAGGTCTTGTGGCACAGGCAGCAGTTAAAGGCCCAGGGTCAGTTGAATACGGCATGAAATGGCTACAACGTAGGAAGATTGTGATTGACCCACGGAGAACACCATACGCATACAAAGAAATCACAACGTATGAGTATGATAGAGACAAAGACGGTAATATAATAAGCGGATACCCCGACAGAGACAATCATGCTATTGATTCGTTGAGATACGCATACAACAGAGTGATTATGAGGAGAGGGGAGAACGCATAAATGGGTATATTTAGCAGAATGAAAGAGATATTAAGCAACCTTTTTAGACAAAAGGCAAGAGATGAATTTAAAATAGACACTGTGACCAGTCCAGAGATGCAGAGGGTTGTAGACAAATGTGGATATATCTACAGAGGTAGACCGTACTGGTTAGACAAGGACGAACATATCAAGACTATCAACTTTGCAAAAGCGGTGTGTTCGGAGACAGCACGCCTTGCTACACTTGCAATAGGCGTAGAGATAGATGGCAGTGCAAGAGCTAATTGGTTGCAGGAGCAGATAGACAAGGAACTAGAACAGGTACGACATCACGTAGAATATGGCTGTGCATACGGTACAGTAGTATTAAAGCCTAACGGCTCAAGTGTGGACTTGATTACACCAGAAAACTTTATTGTGACAGACGAAAGCAATGGAGAAATTCAAGGCATTGTGTTTGTGCATAGAGAAATTTCTAGTGACGGAAGGACGTATTACACGAAGCTAGAGTATCATAGGTACATCGAGGACGTGTATCAGATTACAAATAGGTGCTATGCTTCTAAGGATGCCAACGACACAGGGAAACCGATTGACATAGACGAGACACCTTGGAGGGGAGAACTGGAAGATGTAGGACTTACAAACCTAAACGGACAACGTCTGTATGCAGTTCTTAGGACACCGCAGGCGAACAACGTTGATCTACATTGCAGTTTAGGACTGCCGATTTTCTACGATGCGATAGAAGAACTTAAAGACTTAGATGTTGCATACAGCAGAAATACAACAGAGATATTTGATAGCCGAAGAATGTTGTTACTAGACTCCGACAAGCTGTTAGAGACTGGCACAAAGGTAAATAATACACAGGATGGATTTGAGAGAAGCAAGAAGCGGTTAAGATTGCCAGAGTACGTCAAGAATGTAAATAGCTCAGACATTAAAGGATTCTATCAAGAGGTAAACCCAAGTCTCAACACAGATACACGATTGACAGGAATCAATGCTTTGTTAAGCCAGATCGGCTATAAATGCGGATTCTCTAACGGATACTTTGTGTTTAACGAAACAACAGGTATCCAGACAGCGACAGGAGTTGAAGCAGAGCAACAGAGGACGATACAATTTGTTAAGGACGTAAGAGACAAATTACAAGCCTGCATGGATGATTTAATTGCTGCACTTAATATATTTGCTGATCTGTACCAATTAGCACCAAGTGGACCTTATGAAACTGTCTACGATTTCGGCGACATTACATATAACGAAGATGAAGATAGAGCGAGATGGTACAGCTATGTTACTTCCAACAAGATTCCATTCTGGTACTATCTAGTTAAATTTGAGGGATTCAGTGAAGAAGAAGCAAAAGCACTTGAAGAAGAAGCACAACCGAAAGAGCCAGACTTATTCGGTGCAAGCGGAGAGGAGTGAAAGCATGGGAAAGTACAGGATTGAAAAATACCTTGAATACCTTAATGGCGAAGATGTAAAACTGCCCGAACCATTTACAAAACAAGAAAAGCTGTTGTACAACATCTGCAAAAAGGGAGTTACAGGCAGTACAGAAACAGACAAAACATTAACGCAAGAGGGCAAGCCTGCGGATGCGGCAGTAGTTGGGAAGATGCTAGATGCGGCACTAATGGTAAAAGACCCAGAAGAATAGGCAGGTGGGATTATGTTAACACCTACCTATCTCTGGTATGTGCCAGAAAAGGCAGAGAAGCAAGCAGAAGAACTACATAACAAGATAGTATCTGTCATTATAGAGCGAATGATGATAAGGCTAGGACGTGGGGAAGATTACCTTTTTACTCCTATTGACAAGTGGCAGATGGATGTATTGCAGGATGCAGGTTATATCTTGCAAGCGGTACAGAAAGAGATTGCACAAACGACAAAGATAAGTATTGCAGAGATTGCACGCACTATGAAAGAAGCAGGAATCAAGGCTCTTGAATGGGATGATACAATCTACAAGAAAGCAGGTCTTGAACCAACACCACTCGGGGAAAGTCCTTATCTACAGAGACTGTTGCAAAGGAATTATGAAAAGACCCAAGGAGAAATGCAGAACTTTACTGGCACGATGCCGAATGCCTGCCATGATAATTACATTAAGGCAGTAGATAAAGCATATACACAGACTGCAAGCGGTACGACAGGGTACACACAAGCGGTTAAAGAAGCTGTTAATAACATTATAGACAAAGGGGCAGACGTAACCTATCCAAGTGGACGCAGAGACAGCATAGAAACAGCAACTACAAGAGCGGTCCGCACTGGTGTAAGTCAGATGGCAGGAGAGATCACGGATGCACGCATGGACGAGATGAACTGGGATATAATTCTCACGTCTGCACATTTAGGAGCAAGAATTGGAGACGGTGGAGACAACTTAACCAATCATTACTGGTGGCAAGGCAAGTTTTACAGCAAAAGCGGTAATGACCAAAGATTTCCGCCTTTTTCGGTCTGCGGTATGGGAAACGTGCAGGGAATCCATGGGGCAAACTGCCGACACTCCCACGGTCCGGGGGATGGAATAAACAATCCGTTCGAGGACTACGACAGCGAAGAGAATCGCAAAGAATATGAAAAACGGAAACGACAGAGAGAGCTTGAAAGACGTATCAGAAAGACGAAACGACAGTTAATCGGCATGAAAACGGCTGTGGATAATGCAAAGGACGAAGCCTTAAAGCACGATCTTGACATGGAGTATCAGAAAAAGGCGGCACTATTGCAGAAGCAAAACAAAGCCTACAATGATTACTGCAAAGAGAACAATCTTAAGAAGCAGAGCGAACGACTAAACACAGCAGATTGGAACAGGAGTCAAGCATCATCAGCACGAGGTGCAGCGACACGATACAACAATGCACGAGGTAAATAATGGATACTATAAACAAAATTATGGTAGCCTGTGGGTGGATTATAACAATTGGTAGTGCGATAGGAGTCTTATATACTGCCTATAAGCATTACAAGAAGCCTACGGACGATATGAAACATCGAATAGATCATATAGAGACAGATATTAAAGAAATTAAACAAAAGCTAAATAGTGACTACAGTGCTATTAATAATCAACGTGATGATATGAACCTAGTCATGAAAAGCATGTTTAATTTGATTGAGAACAAGATCACAGGAAATAACATTGAGGGTCTAAAAAAAACCAGAGACGATCTGATAAATGCGTTGACAACACACGACAAACAGTGAGGTGTTTGCTTTTGAAAGTATATGATTTTACCGTACCCGAACTAAATATGTTCCGTACGTATTGCAACTTCACAGATGTTGAAAGAACATTGTTCGAGTATCGGGCAAAGAATATACCACTAGAGAAATGTGCAGAGCTTATGAACATAAGTCTGTCTACAGCAAAGAGAATCAGCAGGAAAGTTAATAACAAGATTATTAGAGTATGTTAAGGAGAACAGAATGGTAATTAATGGAAGAATTTTTGAAGAATTAAATATCACAAAAGATGGAGAACTGATTGCATCTATTGCAGACGGAGAACACGGAATCGTACATAAAGATGGTTATAAAGTACAGCTAGTTGTAGATGAAATCGGTATGACGTTTGCAGAAGCATTAGAAGCAATGAAAACAGGTGCAAAGGTTAAGTTACCCACATGGGGTGGATACTGGTATTGGGACGCAGAAAAAGAAACTATCATGATGCAGTGCAGAGACAAGGACAACGGAGAAAAAGGAGACTTATTAGATATTAGGGATACACAGATGGTTGAATACACGATCAGCAATATGTTATCTAATAAATGGAGAATCGCAGAGTAAAAAAAGAGGGCATTGAAAAGGCAAAAATCCATGATACAATATAAATGTAACAAGTAATAAGTTGTTAAATAAATAATTATAAGATTTCCTTTTTAGTTTTAAATGATAGTTGCTTGTTTCGGAGATACTTTTTTCATGTTATAATACTTTAATCCTTTTTTTATTTTTGTTTATGCAATATAGTACGGTGGATTCCTAATGGAGTCCGTGGAAGTATAACTCAGTTGGTCAGAGTAGTCGGCTCATAACCGACCTGTCACAGGTTCGAGTCCTGTTGCTTCCATTCGCTCACAATATCGTGAGCGTGAGAAATACATTTTGATTTCCCCAAATGTTGGTTTAATTTTTATTTTTCAACGACACCTTTTTTCATCAATTGGTGTTCCTCAATCTTATCCTTATTTTCAAGCACCATGGCCCCTATCATGGTGCTAATTTTTTAATTTAATATGATACTTTTGTGAGACTTTAACGACCTGTTAGAGTCTCTTTTTTAATGCGATAATTTACACATAAAAGGGAGGTGGAAGAGTGAACGGATATAACTATAATCCTTATGCACCGATGTATCAAGACACGATGCAATTGCAGGATAGGCTAAATCAGTTACAACAGATGCAACAGCAGTACAATAAACCAATGCCAGAGCCACAAGTTCCAACGCAGAATGTTAATTGGATACAAGTCGCAGGTATAGAGGGAGCAAAGAACCAGATCGTACAACCAGGGGCTACGGCATGGATGATGGATAACAACGCACCTTTCTTTTATGTAAAGAGTGTAGACGGTATGGGCAGTGCAACTTTTAAGGTGTTTAGGTTTGAAGAGATACCACCAGAAGCCACGCAGACAGTCCAAAAACAGAATGTAAACTATGATAATAGATATGTTACAAGAACAGAGTTTGAAGAGCTTCTAGCAAAGCTAGGAGAGCAACCAGAGAAAGGAGAGTTAAGCAATGAGTAATCCTTTAATGAACATGATAGGCGGTATGATGGGAAACAACAATCCTATGCAGATGGTACAGCAGGTAATGGGCATGGTAAGAGGGTCTAACAATCCGCAGTCTATGGTTGAGAGCATGGCACAGACAAACCCTGCGATCAAGCAGGCAATGGAAATGTGCAAGGGAAAGAACCCACAAGAAGTGTTTAATAGCCTATGCCAACAGCAGGGCATGAATCCACAGGATATTGTGGACAAAGTGAACAAATAGATATTAAGCGGTGCACAGCTTGGTAAATAAATTTATGGAGGACAACAACAATGAATGAAGCAATGGGACTCACTGCGGCAGATGTAGCGGCAGTGACAAAAAATGACGGATATGATAACGGCTTCGGCAACGGTGGTTGGTGGATTTGGATTATTTTAATTGCTTTTCTTTTCTGTGGTAACGGATGGGGAAGAAATAACGATACCGCAACGACCGCAGGCGAAAACGCTTTCTTATCCGATGAGTTTGTAAAGAGAGATATTTTCAATACAAACCAGAACGTATCTAATACAGCTTGTCAGACACAGAGAGACGTATTAGAAAGCAGATACACAACACAGTTAGGATTACAGCAGATGCAGGCACAACAGCAGGCTTGTTGCTGTGAAACACAGAAAGAAGTGCTACAGAACCGCTATGATGCGGCTTTAATGGCACAGAATATGCAGGCACAGCTGGCACAGTGTTGCTGTGATATTAAGGAAACAATCCTCGCAGACGGACAGGCTACACGCCAGTTGATGCAGGACAACACAATCCAGAATCTTAGAGATAAACTTGCGGACAGAGATAGAGACTTACAGTTATCTAACTTCCAGATTTCGCAGGTATCACAGACTAAGAACATTGTGGATGCTGTTAGACCATTCCCAACACCTGCATACATTACAGCAAGTCCTTATGTATCCTATAATGGGTATGCATACGGTGGTTGCAACTGCGGAAGTGTAAATGTGTAAATAATTCAAAGCTTGTTGGAGAATCCATATCTACTAAGTAGACTAGCAATATATTGACGATAGGGTGTCGGGTTCGGCATCCTATTTTTGTTTAGGAGGGAAAATTATGTTAAATGCGGTAAATGTAGCACAGCAGGATGTAAACAGTGGTGCAAACGTACTATTTGCGAATACACGATATAGTAGCAGACGTTGTACTTGTAATTATGGGTGGCTGAATCATGTAGAGGGGTCTGGTCTGTTTACGTTAACGAATAGATCGAACTGCCCTATGACTGTAGAGGTAGAATTTAACGGAAATGTATCCGCTAATGCAACAGGAGCAACAGCACTTGCTGTAGAGCTTAACGGAGAAGCTATTGGTGGAACAGAAATGGACTATACAGTAGTTACAGCGAACACATTTCAGAACGTGGGAGCAACAACGGTTGTAACTGTACCATCTGGCGGTAGCTTAATCGTAAGCATCGGAAATGTAGGAACAACAGCGGCAATAGTAAAAGATGCGAATATTATTATAAAGCGTATCTCTTAAGGAGGTGCGATCATGATTGAATTTACAAACAATCTTGAAGTAACAAAAACAGAAGATATCTTTGACGAGATTAACAAAAGATATGTAGCGGCTATGATGATACACGGTCAAATGGCAGACTATTTCAACTTCTTAGGTTTGAAAGGCTACAAAAGATTACATGAATACCAGTTTCTTACAGAAAGCTTGGAGAGACGTGAAATATGCAGGTATTTTGTAGATCATCACGGCAAGCTTTTAAAAGATTCTTTTAGCGGTACTATAAAAGTGATTCCCGACTCTTGGTATACAGCCAGTAGACTAAGTATCGGAAAATCTACAAAGCAGAAAGCCGTAGAGGATGGCTTTATAGAGTATCACAACTGGGAGAAAGAGACAAAAGAAGCCTATGAGAAGTACGCACAACAACTTAGAACAAACGGAAACGTATCGGATGCACTATTTGTAGAATGTCTGGTAAAAGACGTATCTAAAGAGCTAGAAACGGTTGAAAAGATGGTTACTGATCTAATCTCTGTAGGATACGACATGGTGTATATTACAGAGACACAGGACTGCATACATGAGAAATACAAAAAGAAGCTTAAGGAGGTTAAATTATGAGTGAAATCAAACATGTTCTGGAAGAACAGCTAGAAAGAGAAAAAAACTCAGCATTAAAACAGCTCACAACATCTAATCTTGATGCAATGTATAAGATTACAACAACATTATGCAATCTGGAAAAAATGGAGCATGGAGACATAGCGGAAACCGTCATGGATGCAGGAGAGAATCTTATTAAGAAGTACAGCAATGGCAAGTATGATAAAAATATAGATGCATTGTATGACAACTACTTAAGTGCTAAAATGGCATACAAAGAAAACGGAGATCAAGGACACCGTGATAAACTTATGGAATCGGTCGGTAGATTGATGGTGGAAGTGTATGATATGCTTTCTTCTATGGTTATTGATTCTGACTTTATGGACGAGAGAAAAGAGATACAGCGACAGATAAAGAAACTTGCGGAAATGTAAAAAAAGAGGGTATTGAAACGGCATATTTTAGGGTTTACAATAAATATGTAGGAATTATGCAGATTTGCTACAGCCTCCTTGTAAGTACAGAGTTTTTTAAGCGTTTTTGGTTACATGACGACAGGAAAAGAGTTCGAGGCTCGAGTGGGGTTCAAGTCCCCACATTTCTTTTACCTTGACTTAGGTATATAAGTCTTAATCCATTACCGCAGACATAGCGGTATACAAACAATGTAGGAGGATATACAATGCAGAATTACGAACAGATTTTAGCAGAATTAGGAATCGAAATCCCAGAAGAGAAAAAGGCAGAGCTTAAAAAAAGACATGCCGAAAATTATAAGACTGTAGCTGATTATAATAAACAGGTAGAGAAAAAAGATGAATACAAAACATCTTTAGACGATGTACAGACCAGATTAGCAGAATTAGAGAAAGAAGATGTTGATGGTCTTAAGACTAAGATTACAACATTAACACAGGAGCTTGCAGACGAAAAAGAAGCAAGAGCAAAAGAAGCTAAGCAGACAGAGTTAAGAGACAAGGTAAAAGATTTCTTATCTGATAAAAAATTTGTAAATGCAATTACAGAAGACTCTATCCGCTCCCAGATGATTCAAAAATTAGAAGAAGAGAATGGGAAAAATGCAGAAGATGTATTCAAGGAACTTACTACTAAAGATGGGAAACCAATTGAGAACATCTTGGTTGACGAAAAGAAAGCACCAAGTACTAATATCCCAAGCTTTACGACTAAGTTCAACAGCGGAGAGCAGAAAAAGGGAACACAGAAGTTAAGGGAAATGTCTTTAGACGACAGAATGAAGCTTAAGGCAGAGGACCCAGGCTACTATGCAACCTTATTAAATGACAGATAGATAATACCGACTCACAATATGGAAGTGAGCCGCTAACCTAAAAATCCCTTAATAGTTGTAGGTAGATGGGGCAAATAAAAGTCCTTATCTATTCTTATTTAGGGTAGAAAGGACTTTTTTTATGCCAAGAACAGGATTATTTGGCGGTTTTTATTTTGACCCAGAAGAATTTTCTCGTTATATGACAGAAAACCCAACATGGAATGATGCGATTATTGCATCTGGTGTGTTAGCACAGGACAATACAATCATGGATTTAATCGGAGAAAAAGGAAATGTCGCAACAATTCCATTCTATACACCGATTGATGAACAGGACTCACAGGCTTTAAACAACGATGGAGAGACAGATAATACGCCTGTTGAAATTACAGGAAAGAAACAGACTTGCATGTTAATCCAGAGAATGAAAGCTTGGAAAGCAAAAGACTTTACAAAAGAGTTAACAGGTGCAGACCCTATGACTCATGTTGCAAACTCTGTTGCAAGCTTCTATAAGCAGGTAAGAACACGTGACTTAATGACTACAGTTGATGCAGTTTTAAGCCTGCCTGGTATGGAAAACCATATTACAGACTTATCTTTAACTGGCGAGGGCACTGTAGGAGATGCAAACAAAATTGATGATACAACACTTATCTTCGCACAGCAGAAAGCTTTAGGAGATTCCGCTGACAAGATGGGATTACTTGTATTAAACTCTTACATTTATGCAAAGTACAAAGCAATGGGGCTTGTTGACTACAACAAATACACTATTGCTAACGCAGTAGAAAGAGAAGTAAATCTTCCTACAATCGGTGGATTTATCCCACTGGTAACAGACAGATTTACAGTTGATACAACAGGAACAAACCCAGTATACAAAACTTATATGCTTGGTACAGGTTCAGTATTGACTTGTGATAAGACAAACTATGAAAATCCTTATTATACAAACTATGACCCAGAAACATCTGCCGGTATTGAAAAGCTGTATACAAAACAGGGTTATGTATTACATCCTAACGGATTTTCTATTAATGCTAACAAGATTGCAAAAGAGTCTCCTACAAATGCAGAGTTAGGAACTAAAGGAAACTGGTCTTTAGCATTTAACCAGAAGAATATCCGCATGGGTGTTATTAAATCCAACGGATAAAAAGGAGTGCGATTTCATGGCGTACATTGACTATGAATATTACAAAACCCTTTTTGGAGAGAAAACAATCCCAGAAGCAGACTTTAATCGTCTGGTCTGGGATTCTTGCAAGAAGATAGATAATGCCACGACTGGTGTTGACAATGTGAAGAAACTTAAGATTGCTTTTCCAACAGATGAAGATGATGCAGAAACAGTTAAAAGATGTGTTTGCGAACTTTTGTCAATCACATATAAGATTGAACAGGCAGAAACGAGAGTTGAAGCATCACAGGGTTATATCACATTAGAAGATGGGACAGTGATGAGCAAGCAGGTAGCATCTAAGAGTGCAGGAAACGAGAGTATAAGCTATGTGACTTCCAGTAACGCAGGTACGGCTACATTGATAGATAAGTGTCTAGCGGATAAGGAAGCACAAAAGCAACTATACGATGATAAGATAAGAGATTATCTGTCTGGCATCACTGATGCTAACGGAGTTAACTTGCTGTACATGGGAACATATCCAAGATAAAAAAACGGAGGGATACGATGTATAACGATACAATCACACTTTTTAATAGGTATGAAAGTAAATTGGGAGATACATGGTATCCCTCTATTTTGCATAATACGAACCTAAACATGGATAAAGCAAGCATCGTTGCAAAGTACGGTTCTGAATCACAGGACAATGCTGTATTAAACGTGCAGTATAGCCTAAAAAGCGGTCAAAAGATGGTAGGTAGTAAATTATGGCTACCGCCTAAAGAATGGCTTAAACAGACGAATGATAAGCTGTCACAGACACTTACGTTTAGTTCTAAGGCGAATAGTTTTGATTTCTTTATCGTTGGCGAATGGGAGAATGAAGAACAGATTGCAGAGGATGATTATATTGACGGATTCTATGAAGAAATGAAACTTAAGTATGATTATGTCTTTGCAATAACTGGAAGTGCCTTTTACGACATAATCCCGCACTTTGAGGTAATGGCTAAGTAGGTGGTTATATATGGCTAAGAAGAAATTAGGAAATGTTAATGTGAATACACAAAACATGAAAGCTAATATCAGTCTGGCAAGATTCGATGAACAAATACAAAGTGCTCAATATTGGTTAGATAGTCAAGTTATGACTGATATGGTCCCATATATGCCACACGAAACAGGTACGTTTATAAATGTGACAAGGGCAAAAAGCGCTTCACTTGCAGGTACAGGAATGGTATGTGCAGGTACTGGACCGATGGGACGTTTCTTGTACTATGGTAAAGGTATGGTTGACGAATTAACAGGGTCTCCATGGGCGAGAAAAGGTGCTAAGAAAGTATTAGTCACTGAATTTGCAGGACATACAAATGCAAAAGTTGACTTAAGCTACCAGAATCCAAAAGCGACTCCAAAATGGTTTGAAACAGCAAAGAAGAATCACGGTAAAGCATGGGTTACTCATGTTAAGAAGCAGGCAGGAGGAAGTTAATGGCAGAAGAAAAGAAACCAGTCAAGTACGACATTGATGGTTTTGACGTGATCACAACAGCATTGCAAGAACTGGTAAATCAATTCCCAGAATTAAGAGAGGGAGACGAAATTGCATTTTCCACATTAGATGCTGCAAGCGGAAAAGCAATGTTCCCAGTAAGCGGTGCAGTGATTGAATCAGAAAAAGAGAGTATCACAGGACACGTCACACAGGTATGTCTGTATCCGTTTTGCGTGATATATCGTGCAAGCGGTACAAAACCAAAGAGGAAAGCGGAAATTAAAGAGTGGTTGGATAACCTTGGTAAATGGTTAGAAAAGCAAACAATCACAATTAAAAACAACACATATAAACTAGAAGAATATCCAGTGCTGACAGGCAATCGAAAGTTTTTAACGATTGACAGACAGACACCTGCATATTTGGACAGTATAAACGAAAACAAGTCTGAGAATTGGGCTATCAATATTTCTGCCCGATATCAAAACGACTTTGATAGATAAATTAACTATTAACTGGTCTACGACAGGATGTAGATCACTGACCTTGAAAAGATAAAGGAGAATCATAATGGCAGTTACAACAGGTAAAATTGACCGTAAGTATATGGCTCATTTCTTAGATGCAGGCTCTTTGTGCGGTGGTAAAACACCATCCTATGAACGTCTTGGAAAAGACTTAGAAGAGTACAATATCGAACTTAATCCAGATACAGAAACAAGTAAAAATATTATCGGAGAATCTACATTCAAACACAATGGATATGAGGTTTCTTCAGAAGCCGACCCTTATTATGCAGAAGCTGACAGCACATTAAGCCAGAAGTTGCAGGAGATCATTGATAATCGTTACAAAGACGATAATCTGAAAACTACCGCAGTAGAAGTACACCTATGGAAAGAAGCATCAAGCGGAGCTTATGAAGCATACGCAGAAGATTGCTATATTGTTCCAACATCCTACGGTGGAGACACAAGTGGTTACCAGATTCCTTTCACAGTTAACTACGCAGGAAACCGCAGAAAAGGTACTTACAACGTAACATCTGGAACATTTTCAGAAAGTGCTACACAGGACTTAAAAGACAACAGCAAAGCAGTTTTATCATAACAAGGAGTGCAGGATATGGAAGAACTTAGACGAAAAGTCAAAACTGGGGCATTAAATGTAATTTTAACAAACGAAGATGATGAGGAAATCGGAAGATTCCCATTCAACCCAGTTGATTTAAATATCGTAAGAAGATACGAAGAAGTTGTTGCTAATTTGGAAAAGATGGAACTTCCAGAGGATGCTACAGAGCAGGATATCTTAGAACTGTCTGACAAATTAGAGGGGCAGATTGATTACTTGCTTAACTCTAAAGCTTCTAAGTCTGTATTTGCTATTTGCAATCCGCTAACTCTTACAGAAAGCGGAGATTTCTTCATCGAGAACATCATCGTGGAGATCGCAGATATTATTGAGCAGGTAACAGACCAGAGAATCAAAAAGAAACAGGCGAAAATTAAAAGGGCAACGTCTAAATATCACAAATAATGGAAGTTTGGGAACTTCCTACATCCATAGTAGTTGGTGGCATAGATTATGAAATACGCACAGATTTTCGTGCAGTTCTGGACATTTTAAAAACATTTAATGACCCAGACTTTGAGAACGATGAAAAGTGGATTGTTTGCCTTACCATTTTATACGTTGATTTTGGAAATATGCCACCACAAGACTATGAAGAAGCTATTGAAAAAGCCATCGAATTTATTGACATGGGTATCAAAGATGATGGGAAGAAACAACCTCATGTGATGGATTGGGAACATGATGCACCAGTTATCATCCCATCTGTTAACCGTGTACTTGGAAAAGAAATACGAGCTATGCAGTATTTACATTGGTGGACTTTTTTAGGAGCTTACATGGAAATTGGAGAGTCTTTGTTTTCGCAGATTCTTAGTGTTCGCATGAAGAAAGCTAAAAGAAAGAAACTGGAAGACTGGGAAAGAGAGTTCTACAAAGAAAATAAAACGCTTATTGACCTAGATGTTAAATATTCCGAAGAGGAATTAGAAGAACAGAAACGTTTGAACGATTTACTGAATGGGAAAGGGGCGTGATTGAATGGCTACACAAAAAGCGGATGGAAGTATTTATATCAAAACAGAGATTGATACAACCGAAGCAAAAGCAAGTGTGAAAGAAATTGCATCCCTTTTAAAACGTTTATCAAATCAAGTGAAAACCATTGGGAAATCAATGGAAAAAGCCATAAGTGGCGGTATAAAAGCACCAGATATAAAAGGCATGGACGTTGTCGAAGAAAAAGCAAAGACCGTGGCTAAGGAACTGGAAAAGACCGCACAGGCAGAAAAGAAGCTTGATAACATCGACATTAAGACGACTGCACTTGATACGTTAGATAAAGCAATAGAAACCACAGGACAGAAGCTTGCAGAGTTGGAAAAAGCACAGATGGATGTATTTAACAGAAATCAAAGTGCTACAGCTTCTCCTGCGTTTCAAGCAATGGAGAGTGCCGCTTCTAAATTAGATCAGCAATATGAACAGTTGATTGCAAAAAAGAAGCAGTTGGAAACATCTACAACAGGAAACACTGGACTGCCTAAGACTGGAAAGCTGACAGGTGGAACAGGTCTGGCAAGTAAGGAAAGTGCTAACGCATTAGCTAAACTTAATGCAGAGATCACAGGCACAGAAACAAAGGTAGAACTGTTAAATAACAGCTTGGAGCAGACAGTACAGGCACAACAAAAGATAAGTGACAGCCCTATCAACACTACAGCTTATCAGATTCTTGAACAGACACTACAGCAGGTAGAAACACAGTTTAATCAAGTGGCACAGACTCAGCAAGAGTTGTTTGCAAGAAATCAAAGTGTTACAAGTTCTCCTGCCTTTATGGCATTGGAGAGTGCGGCAGAGAAGTTAGGCAGGCAGTACGATTCACTGATTGCTAAGAAACGTCAGTTAGAAAGCGGTGGTGGAACAGTACAAACACCTGCGATCAAGACAGCCCCTATGACTGGTGCATATTCTGCCACGGCATCTAGTGCAAGTCAAAAAGCTTTGGATGCCTTAAACAAAGAAATAACACAGACAGATGCAAAAGAAAAAGGACTTGTTAACACAAATAGTAGGCTTGGTTCATCATTTAAGAATGTCAGTCAGTCTGTGGACAGTGCTAAGACAAAGACAGGCGGTATTTCATCTATCTTTAGTAGGATGGGTGGAGTCGTATCTGGACTTGGAAAACGTCTTGGTGGACTGGCACAGAACTTCACAAGCACAACAAACAGTGCTAATAATGCAAGCTTTTCTATTGGTCGAATGGTCGGTATGAGTGTATTATATTCTACCGTTTTTGGAATGATTTCTAAAGTTAACAGTGGAATCATGACAGGCATCAATAACCTTGCACAGTATTCGTCAGCTACTAATGCTTCGATATCTTCCATGATGTCAGCATTAACTCAGTTACAAAACAGTTTGGCAACAGCATTTGCACCGATTTTGTCCGTAGTTGCACCTATATTAACGGCATTCATGAATATGTTATCGAAAGCGATCACGTATGTAGGAATGTTTATAGCGGCACTGACAGGACAGAAATCTTTTACAAGAGCGAAAGCCGTACAAGAAGATTATGCGGCATCATTGAATAAAACATCCAGTGGTGCTAATAAGGCGGCAAAAGCCACAAAAAATAACGCAAAAGCCACGAAAAAGGCAAGTAAAGAGATACAGACTTATCTTTCTGGACTTGATGAAGTCCGACAGTACCAGAAAGAGAAAGATAACGATACCACTAGTTCTTCTACCCCATCCGCAGGCGGTGGAGGTGGTGGCGGTGGTTACACTGGTCCATCCATTGGAGATATGTTTGAGAAAGTTCCTATTGAATCTTCCATTGCAGACATTGCTAAGAAGATTAAGGACCTCATAAAGAAAGAGGATTGGGAGGGACTTGGAGCTTATATTGCTAGCGGTATCAACAAAGGTCTACAAAAGATTTATGATGCGATCAACTGGAATAATGTAGGTCCAAAGATAACTTATTTTGTAAATGCATTTACACGGACGTTCAATAGTCTTGTAGATCACATAGATTGGGATTTGATGGGACGTACTGTAGGTGCAGGTATTAATACAATTGTTAACACTCTTAATCTTCTGATCGAGGGAATTGACTGGAAGAACTTAGGGGCAAAAATTGGTGTTGGAATCAATGGTATGTTCAATGAGGTTGACTGGTCTAATGTAGGACGGTTGTTTGCTAACCGTATCAACATTCCGTTTCAGATGCTCGCAGGTGCAGTAAATACCCTTAAATGGGATACAATCGGTAAATCTATTGGGCAGGGATTAAACGGTGCGATAGAGCAGATAGACGTTAATTCTATTAGTCTTGGACTTTCTGGTCTGGCAATCGGAATACTTACAACACTGGAAAATGCCTTAGATACTACAAACTGGTCATTGCTAGGCACTAAATTAGCACAGCTATTGACTGGAATTGATTGGGTAGGAATCTTAGTAAAAGCAATATCTGTTGCAGGTAAAGCACTCAATGCCTTAACTAGTCTTGGAACGTCCTTTATGGATAATTTAGCAAAAGGTATCACAAATGGTACACAGCAGTTTATCAGTAAAGGATTATCAGCACTGACCAATTTTACTGCAAACTTAAGAAGCAATGCAGGAAAATTAGTAGATTCTGGTCTCCAACTTATGTTAAATCTTGCTAAAGGTATAGCTAATGCCATGCCAGATATCATCAAAAATGTTCCTGAAATCGTGATTAACATTGCAGGTGTAATCAATGATAATGCACCTAAAATTTTAGTCGCAGGTGTGAAACTTATTGCGATATTGATTAAAGGATTGATTCAGTCAATTCCTACACTTATTGCAAGTATTCCAAAAATTATCATGGCAATCGTTAGTGTGTTTGCAGCCTATGATTGGTTGTCACTTGGTAAAAGTCTTATTGTGGGCATTAAGAACGGTATCATGGGTGCAAAATCTAATGCAGTCAATGCAATAAAAAACGTATATAGCAGCCTTGTAAATGGTATCAAAAATTTGCCTAGCAAATTAAAAGAAATAGGTACTAATGGTGTCAAAAATGTTGGAAGTGGTATCACTGGTAAATTATCAACAGTAAAGACAGCCGCAAGGAAAATTATTACATATGCAGTCAATGGAATTAAAGGCTTACCTAGTAGTTTAGCTACTAAAGCAAAAAATGCAGTAGTGAAAATGAAAGATAAGTTTACAAAAGTAGACTGGTTAAGTGTTGGAAAGAACATTGTAAAAGGTATAGCAAAAGGTATTGGAGATTTTGCATGGATTTTGGTTGATAAAATGACAAGTCTTGCAAGAAAAGCGTTTGATTCAGTAACGAGTTTCTTTGGAATCCATTCTCCATCAAGATTAATGCGAGATAAGGTTGGAAAAATGCTACCAGCAGGTATTAGTGTTGGTCTGGAAAGAGCATTCCCAGATACAATAAAAACCTTTATGAATCAGTCTAAAGAGTTGGCAAGTGTACCATTTAAAACACCAGAGATTGCAACTGGTAAGATTATACCTGCGAAAGCATCCGCAGTGATCGCACAGAAACAGAGTGGTACAAACATCAATAACAATGACATAATTAACTTACTTGAACAGCTATTAGCAGTTATGAAAGATTTAGAATCAGACAATAACGGTAACAATGGTGGAGATTATCACTTTACCGCACAAATCAATCGCAGAACGTTATTTGATGAATTTATCGAAGAAGCGAAACTAAGACAAATGAGTAACGGTAGAAACCCATTCAGCCTTGCGTAGAAAGGAGTAGATATGGCACAAGATTATATAAAAATCAATGGTAAGAAAATATTTCAGCCAGATGGTGGAAGTTCTGCAGCATATGAAACAACTTATACGCAAGGTTCTACACGTTCGCAGTCTGGAATTGGTAAATTTACGCCAATGTTTACGATCGAAAGATTTCCTTATACTGCGACTGATATACCTGCAAAAGATGTAGCAGAGATAATGCAAATGATTGTTTACAGTAAAAGCAATAAAAAGACAAAATTTCAGTTGCATTATTTTAGTCCATATTATGGTAAATGGAGAGACGATACATTTTATGTAGGACAGGTGTCTGATATTAAATTTGGAACATTGAAAGACGGAGAAGAAAAGTTTGAAAGCTTCTCTTTTAATGCACAGAGGATTGACCCATTATGATAAATGTAAGTAACGAATTTAAAGAACTCATGTCAGAAAGACAGGATTTTAAAGAATATGCAGAAGTTACACTTGCAAATGGCACAGTTTTAGAACTGACAGAGGATGATTTTTCAATAGATAACAATAGTCTGGTTGATTCTGCGGGGGCAAACTCTATTCCTTTAGGAGTTGCCCTTAGCAGAAACGTACAGTTAGAAATCATGAACGACGATGATCACTTATCTGATTATGATTTCTTTGGAGCAAAAATCAGACTATATCTGACGTTTGAATTATCATCAACGATAGAAAAAATTGAATACGGCACATTTACCGTCACTCAACCAGAAACCTACGGAAGTGTTGTAACGATTGTCGGCTATGATGATATGTATAAAGCAGATAAGACATACAGCACAACATTGACATTCCCTGCGACAGCAAAGAGCGTATTAATTGATAGTTGTGATACCTGCGGTATCTTGATTGGAGATAGTAACTTTTTACATAATGACTTCCAGATACCATCCATGCCGTCTAGCGAGTACACACACCGACAAATTATAGGTTTTATAGCTATGATTGCCTGCGGAAACGCAAGAATTGACCGCACAGGGCATCTACAGATAATTACATATGATTTTGACTACAGTACTAATATTCACGATATCGAATCTTATGATTCTTTAACAAGTGATACAAACGATGTGCAGGTAACAGGTGTACAAATGACAAAGACTGTCACTAAGACAACAACCGATGAAGATGGTAACGAAAATGAAGAAGATGTGGAAGAATTAGTCAAATACGGTTCAGATGGCTACGTTTTAGAAATAGAGAATCCGTTAGTTGCAGGTCATGAAGAGACATTAGTTTCTTGGATTTATGAAAGATTCAAGGATGTAACGTTTCGTGGATTTACGATGGATTATATTTCTTATCCAATTGCAGAGTTTGGAGACAAGATAAAGATTACAGACTGGAAAGGGAAAAGTTTCTATTCAGTCTTAACAGATGTAAACTTTGTATTCTTTGGGTATACAACACTACAAAACAGTGCAGAATCTCCAATGAGAAATCAAAGCAATTACACGTCAAGTGAACAAAAAGCACTGATTCAAGGGAAAGAATTGGCTGAACGTGAAAAGACAAATCGTGAAAATGCGATTAAAAAACTGAACGAAACACTTAAAAGTGGTAGTGGATTGTATTCAACGGAAGAGAAGCAACCAGACGGTTCTAGTATTTATTACCTGCATGATAAGAGGTCGCTTGCTGAATCAAGAAATGTTATTAAGTTAACATCAGATGCAATCGGTTTTTCCACGGATGGCGGTAAAAATTATCCATATGGTTTTACAATCACAGGCGAAATGATAACAAGATTGCTTTATGCAGAGGGAATCAATGCAGATTATATTAATACTGGTGCATTGACAGTCAAGGATAAATCTGGAAATATTATCTTTTTTGCAGACATAGAAACTGGTACTGTAAGGATTTCTGGAGATAACGTCACAATAGGTGGAAAGACTGCAACAGAAGCAATTAATGATGCAATCAATGAAGCGAAAAAGTCTCGTGCTATGATTATAAATCTTGACAAGGACTATCAAGCAATCGCAACAGATTACAAAGGAGAATACACAGCGTTTCCAGAATGTCACACGACAGCACAGGTTTTATACGGTCATACCGATATATCTAACGACTGTACTTACAACGTGCAGAAGTCAAGCGGTGTCGTAGGTGCTTGGAATGGTTCAACACACACTTATACTGTAACAGGATTAACAACAGAGGTTGGATGGGTAGATATTACAGCTAATTACCTTAATACATATTCTGTTACAAAACGATTTGATATTGCTAAATTAAAGGGTGGTATTCCCGGAGAAACAGGGGCAACAGGACCACAAGGCGATCAAGGAAGTGCAGGAAGAACCTACTTTATGGAACCATCCACAGGAATCATCAAACGATCAGCGGACAGCTCAATGGTGCCGAACTATATTACACTGTCTGGTTATTATCGTGATGGTACAGTAACAGCACGAACAGCATATAAATGCCGATTTAAGATTGAGGAAACGATTGACGGAGACACATACAAAACTGTCTATACTTCATCCGCAGATGAAACATCAATCACTCACAGCCTATATGGTGCTCTTGCAACAACGAATGGCGGAGCGATTCAAGCAGCAAGCAATAAAGCAATCGGTATCCCTCGAGATGTAGCAGCACTTAGATGTACGATGTATGCGGCAGGTGGATTTACACAGGTTCTTGACATTGAGACAATTCCTGTTGCAATAGATGTTGATGCGTTGACACATGAAGAAATCTTTAATCTTCTAACCAATGACGGAGCATGGCAAGGTATTTATCGTGGGTCTGACGGAAAACTGTATATCAACTTTACATATTCAAGAGGTGGAGTATTAAACCTTGGAGGTAAAAACGAAACTTATGGAAACGGGGAGCTGCATGTTTACAATATGTGGGATCAAGAAATTGTGACGGTAGACACTGGAGGAATTTTGGTGTCAAATTATTTCCTAACAGACGATAAAACTCCACAATCATATATATGCTTTCTGCCAGAATTATTCAATGATGGAATGTACGTTTCTAAAAATAAGGACGGGACAGGAAAAGCTTCAATAGTAAGACACGATCGTATAAAAGTTAAAAATTCAGAAAATAGTGTTGGTACGCCATTTGACAATGAATCAACAGAGACAACTATAGATTATGAAAGCATATTAATATCTCACGGATTAAACAGTACAGAAAAAGGTTACTTTTCTGTAAGTATAGGAGAAAAAAAAGAACTTCTTGTTTCTGGCTTGGATTCATCATTTTATGGAAATGTAAATATTTCTGGTGGAAATGTAGATATTTCTGGTGGGAATTTGACTGTTCATAAAGATTTTAGTTGTACAGGGACGAAAAAGAGAATAGTTGATACTGAAAATTACGATATTCGTTCACAGTATTGCTATGAGACAGCAACTCCAATGTTTGGAGATATTGGAACGGCACAAACCGATGAAACTGGAAAATGTTATATAAGCATTGATGATATATTTGCAGAAACGGTAAACACTGGTATTGAGTACCAAGTATTCTTGCAGAAAGAGGGACAAGGCGATTTATGGGTAGAAGAAAAAACACCTACTTATTTTACTGTAAAAGGTACTGAAAATCTCAAATTCTCATGGGAAATTAAAGCAATTCAAAGAGATTACGAATTTGAAAGGCTAGAAGAATACCAAGATGAAAATAAAGAAGTTGCGATAGATTATGAGAAAGAATATATTGACGAAATCAATTCTTTAATTAAAGAACAGGAGGAAATGTTAAATGAAACAACTTAGCAGTTTTATGGTATTAAACATTGACGGTGGAGACAGAGTGACTTATACATACAACGAGATTAACGATAGCACAGGAGAGCCAATCAGCCGAAATAATAAGGGCAATTTTTACGTTGTTGACGATGAACTGAGGGAACATATTAAAGCTATTAGAGACTTTATCAAAGATAATAAACTGAATGATTAAGGAGTGATATTATGGCGGTTAATGTACCTCTTATATTAATTAATGATTTGCCAGAACAGGAAATTCCCACGGATGATGTATATTTAATCATCGGTGGGAATGATGCAAAAAAAGTAAAGGTTTCAAATCTTTCAGAGTATTTGAAAAAGAGACTTCAAATTGAAGATATAACAACAAATGTTGGGAATTTGTCAACAAATGTTGGGAATTTGTCAACAAATGTAGAAAATTTGTCCGAAAATATAGACAAAAAGCAAGATATTATAGAGGACACAGGATGGATTGAGTGTAAATACGGAAATGGCATCGTTCCATACACAAGTAATTCAAACGCAAGAGTACGGAAAATTGGAAATATTGTATTTTTGCAGGGAACGTTAAAAAATAATACGGCATGGTCTACACACGATAGTATTTTAACGTTTGATAAAAAATTTGCACCATCACAGGAAAGTCGTTTTCTATGTCAAGGAAGTGGACTTAACAGGTTTTTACTTACTGTCAGAACGACAGGGATATGTAAAGTTGAAAGATATGGAACAAATCAATCACAAGGCATAACTATTAAAACAGGTGCGTGGCTTAACGTATTTGCTACATGGGTAACAGGGTAATAGGGTTTATATGATGAAAACAATTACAATAAATGATTTGGAAACATAATAACATATTTTTACATATAGTGAAAGGAGAAACTATGAATCTTAAATTACGTTTCAAGAATAAAGCAACATTAGTAGCATTGGCTTCTGCCTTAATTGCATTCATCTACCAGATTCTTGGAATCTTAGGTATCACAGCACCAATAGCACAGGATGCAGTATCACAGCTTGTAGGTATCATCCTTAATATCTTAGTGGCTGTCGGGGTATTGGTGGACCCAACAACAAAGGGAATCGGGGATAGTGTCAACGCAATGTCTTATGAAGAATTAGGACAGGCAGTAGACCCAGATTATCAAGGACCTGTTGACTTAACAGAAAATACACACAAAGAGGTGGAATAAAATGAAATTTATCAACAAATTTGCTCATAGTTCCAATTACGGCGGAACTAGAAAGCTAAGTGATATTAAATATATCGTTGTGCATTTTACAGGGAACAAAGGAGATACAGCCTTAAATAACTGCAAATATTTTCAAGGACCAAACAGACACGCTTCTGCTCATTGTTTTATTGATGGTAGTGGAGTTGTATATAAATCTGTATCTCTTAAGAGAGTAGCATGGGCAGTAGGTGGATGTTATACTTTAAAAAATGGTGCAGGTAGCAAATACAAGGTTGCTACAAATGCAAACAGCTTAAGCATTGAAATGTGCAATTGCGTAGGTGGTGTACCGGCAGATGTGTACAAGGATTTAGTGTGGCTAGTTACATACTACATGAAAAAGTATAACATTGATGCAGATCACGTTATCCGACACTGGGATGTTAACGGCAAGGACTGTCCAGACCCATGGATTGGAAAGAATAACAAGGGATGGAACAAATTTAAATCAGACATTGCAGGCACCACAGCGAAAAAAACAAAGAAAGCAGGAGTATATGGAAAAGTCGTTACAAAAAGTGACCCGCTTATCCTTAGAAAGAGTGCTAGTACAAAATCTAAGATTGTTTGCACAATGCCTAAAGGCTCAACGGTACGGATTCTTAAAAAAGGTAGCAAGTGGCATAAAGTTAAATACCCTATCAACGGTAAGACAGGGTATTGTTCAGCAACTTACATAAAAATTTAAAAATAATGCTTGCAATGTCGAAAATGATGTGATATTATAATCAACGTTGGTTACGAAATGTTCCATTTTCGTTCCAACCAAAATTAAAGACAATTGAGTTTATGCGGTTTGAGAGCATTTTGACCCCTTGACTTTTAATCAAGTTGTCCGGGGTTCGAATCCCCGCACGCTCATTATGCGGATGTGGCGGAATTGGCAGACGCGCTAGATTTAGGTTCTAGTGTCTACG